CTGATATGCCGACTATTTTCTTTGTGATTTGTGTCGCCCAGAACTCTGCGTCGTGTCCACGGTTCTCAGTGGTAGAAACCATCACCTGGCCTAATTCAAAACCTATCTTATCTTCTATCATGGCTACCCCTTGTAAGGCTCTGGCGCAGACGGCATTTCGACGGTTTCTAACTTATGTTTTTTAACCATCTTAGCCAGTTCTGATCTATTACAAACCATCCACTCATCTGCTGGTGTGGGCATCGCTACTTTCGGATCATCTAATCTGTGATAACCATAGAGTCTTTCCTCTAACGGTACGTTTTGATCAAGCAACGATGATCGAGGGCTTACACCGACCGTGATACCAGCGTTGATACACTTACAGATCCAAAACTCCAGACACGCCCTACCCGCTTCCGCAAAGTGCAGATTGTGTTTGTACGAGAAGTCCATGCCGAACATATCTATTTGATTGACCTCGTTCCACAAAGCGAAAGCAATCGCGTATGCGGTCGTATTATTCATATAGGCACAACGCTGGCTTTCGATCACCTCTTCTAACGGATACTCAACCAAAGCGGGAACTCGCTCATCAAGCTCACAAGTGTAGATTGGTTTGTTATAAGTAGGCAGAACCCGACGCATGACATCGGTTTGGTTGCCAGCATCTTCCGTATCTAAGAACCGGCTGACCGGATCCATCATGAACACACGGTCTACATCAAAAACCGACAAAGCAGAGTTGATACCCCACACTTCGTCCCAAGTTTTGCTGTTTTCTACGCCAATGACATAATCTATCTGGCTTGCACCAAGGCCGATTATTGCTACGTTTTGTCCTTTGAGACTTTCAATTTTTTCCACTAACTCACCCCAGATCGTAATAAGTCATACCGGAACTCATCTCGTGTGTTCCGACCCTCTGACAGATTCTTCATTCGGGCTATGCCCTCCTTGAATCTGTTTTCAAAGGTTCCTATTACGTCTGCGGGTTCTTTTAGAAAAATTGCAGCTTCTACCAGCGTTCCATACAGCAAAGGATCAGGATGATCTGTGCTGAGTATGGTTGTCCCGCTTTCAGCTCCAGCCGTAAGCGAGTTTGGTTTGTGAAGATAATGCAGCTCTATCGAATAACCTGAGTCTGGTATCGGCGCAAGCTCAAAAGCGGTATCGTCAAACAAACTGTAATATCTGGGTCTACCTGTCACCGTCGTCGTCGGAGAAAACTCCTTAATGAACGATGGGTGCTTGAAATCCAGATAGTAGTATCTGCTTGAGTCGATAACCGCTAATGAGAAAGGCGCAAAAAAATCACTTGGCGTTGCCAAGAACCGATTGCTAGTTGTTACGTTCCCGGTCACGTTTTTTCTTTGCTCCGGCAACTGCACCATCTTGAATATACGGTTCTCACTCTCTTGAATGAAAGTGTTGATATTGTTATTGAAAGTGGTTTCATCCACCTCCAGATAATCTTTTACTGCGCTTTTTAGCGTTGCGAATGTAAAACTCATGTAATAGTCACCGTAAGAGTGCCAACACTAACGGAAAGTCCAAAAGTTTGCAAAGTTGTGCCTAGTTTTGCACTCCCATCGCTGGCGTAGACGCTGAAAAAATTGCCGTCGTTACCATCGGCGGCAGGGTCAATTCTTGGATTGCGTAATGCCTGGGGATCTTTGGGAGCTGGTTTGGGATCAAGCTGAGGATGCTTAGGACTCCACTGATCTGGTCCGACCAGCAAACCATCCCAAGTCTTTTTCATATCTCTGAGCCGATATCTGAAACCAGTGATATCGCAGATACCGTAAGCGTTTTTGTTACTGGCGAAAGGCATTACGGTGTGTAGTAGTTTCGCACATCAGGAGAGATCCTAAACGATGCTCTCTCCTCATCTTGGCTGAGTGCGCGGGTAAACTCTTCTTCATACAAAGCTTTCAATCCTTGCACTCGTTCCGGCGCTCTTTTCAACGCCATGTAGTAAGCCAAACCCGCCGTCAGACATGGAAAGAAACGAAACGGAATCTCCATGGTGTTCGCACCAACATCAGCATCGTCCATTCTGCTCAACACGTTCAGATGTAAGACATAGGTGCTGTTTTTGTCAGGTGTCGGCCATACCGAAACCGTGGGCGATAGCTGCTTATCTACAAAATACTGATTTGGTTTGCCTGTAGAACTCTTGGTGGTGATATTTGCATACTCTGCGCGAGATAGCCGGGTAAGAGGTATGTCTGTTGTCGTGCTTTGTATGGTTTCACGAATGAATACATCCAACACATCAATAGTCGCAGTCGGGTTCGTGGAATCAATCGTGTAACTGCTCGTATCTTTGACCATGCTGATGGTCTTTTGAGTGACCGTCCACTGATTCAAACCTCTGTTTGCCCACTCAGCCAACATCAAGTTCAGTGATCGCGTGGCACTTTTCAGATCGTAACCAGTGCGAAGCTCTAACCCGCAACGCTCAAACGCCTCTTCTATGTAGATCGCTACATCTGGTTCAAATGTTTTTGTGCCACTCGTTGCCATTACTTCTTCTTACCCTTCTTCGGTTTCTCATCCTCTGCGTATAAGTTGTTGAAGATCTGTTGTGTGTCCAGCGTGTAGTCTAAATCGCTTTTTGAGTAATGGATATATTGAGATGGTCTGAAATCTGGAGCGCCTTCTCCTGTTTCAAACCATGCTGGATGTGTCACCCTGACACGATTATTAGGAAGAGCAACAATATTGCCGGTCCAAGGGCCAGCATCGAGCAACTCAAGAACGTGACTTTGTTTATGCTGCGCCGGATCATCCGCTATCTCATTTTCCGCATAATCGACCGTAAAGTAATACTTTGCAGGATATAGATCTCCGTCAATTTTTGCCAACCAAGGACAAGGGGTTGCGCGATCCAGCACATAAACAGCATGATTATAAGAAGAACAATCCCAAGGTTGAGCAGACCAGACCGGCATAGTCTCAGGCCAATCTTCAAGTGGGGTATCGCCCACGAGCGCAGTGATTGGCATACGAGCCCACATCGCTCCACCAGTGACGTTAGGTTCGTTATCGTCGTCATACGTTTCTGCTCCAGTGAATATCACTTGAAAAGATAAACACCTGGTCGGCATCGTGGTCACAGCTATAGCCATCGCGTGTAAGAACTCGCCATGGTACTTTTGATGGTTGTGCGTATACTCCTTCCTCACCCAACACTTAAAATGAGGAATATTGGACTGTAAATACGGCACTTACATCTATCGACCGTATAAACCACTATTCTTGTTTGAAGGTGGCCGACCTTTCAAAGCACCGCCAGCAGCATAGCCTTTGGTCTTCATCTTCCCGCCTTTAGCCATGCCCTTAGCTTTCATTTTCCCGCCTTTGGCCATGCCTTTGGCTTTCATTGAACCGCCTTTCATCATGCCCTTGGCTTTCATGGAACCGCCCTTTTTCATCCCTTTGGATTTCATAGAGCCACCTTTCATCATACCCTTGGCCTTCATCGCGCCACCTTTTTTCATACCCTTGGATTTTTTATGTCCTGGCATTTTTATCTCCTACCTGTTGGTTTTTCTTTTATCATTTGGTTCAAACGCTTTACACCCTCAACACCGTCCTCTAAAACAATGTCGTTAACAGACCTCTTATCTTGGGGTAAGACCTTATTCACTACTAATCGATCTACATCCTCTTGAGGCGCTTCATATAATTTTTTACGAACCTCATCGCCGTCTTTCCCGGCTTGTTTTAACAGTCTTGTTATAATACCCATACAAACCCTAAGATCTTGGAACTCTAGTCATTTTTTGTTTGCTGGGCATCACTGCCCCGCAACCCCGTGATTGAATCATAACAGCGCCACCTTGCGCGGCAAACGTCTTTACGTTTGTTGGTTTACCGCCAACGCCTTGTTTCTTTGCTCTTTTTCTGGTGACAGCAGACTTGATTTCACTTTTGCTCATCCTCGCAGCGGTGGCTTTTGGCACACATTTTGGGTATTTTCTTTTACGATCTTTTTCTAGCTTTGATCTGCCACACTTCGCAAAGCCACCACCTTTTTTGGGTGCGCCAATGTCAACCCACTCTTGCTTGAACCATTCCGTGAGACCGCCTTTACGCTTTGCCATGTTGTCTCCTGATAGCTTCTTTGCCTTTTTTGAACACGTTAGCAATTCCGGTCTTACCCATGACTTTGGCTCTTTGTTCGGCAACCGTCAAAATCTGTATCTTCCGCGCGAATGGCTTGTCTATCCTTTTTACTTTTCTCACCGTCGCATCTGCATCTTTCATAGTAGCGAATTTGATGCCTACTGTGTCTTTCGGGTTCTCATCCGTATATAGTCTTCGGCCTGACCCTTTCGGCTTCTTTCCTGTTCCAACCTTAGGATCCGGTTTCTTTCTCATTAGCTGCGAGGGATTCGTGTTTGTTTCTGTTTGCTAGGCATGATTGCGCCACAGCCTCTTGATTGAACCAGAACGCTACCGCCCTGACTCATTTTTTTGGCCATACTTTTAGCTATCGCAGTGCCTCTTGCTCTTTCGTACTTCGATATTTTTCCGTCTTTATTAAGATCGCTTTTCTTAGCGTCAAAGGCTACTTCACCACCGCCAGCTTTCTTTGCGCCTTTGTACTTGCCGCCCATTTTCTTATACTGAGAAACCATATAACTATTCGCATAAGCGGAGGGGTAAACATCGAACTTAGCTTTCGCTTTGGCTTTCGCTTTTCGATATAGGCTGGGATTCGCTACATTGTCTGGGATGTTATCTTTTTTTGCGCTGCCACCTTTTTTCAACTTGATGGACTCCAAAGTTTTAGCTTGTTTTGCGTGAGTGTTACTCGCCTTTTTGAGAGCCTTAGCTACTTTTTCTATTTTTTCTTTTGGCATTATCTCCGCCTCCCGTATTGCTGCAATCCAACTCTGGGAGTGAATCGCGATGGTGGTTGCACTACTGGTTGTTGTATTACTGGTGG